TTCTGTAACACAATGGAATAATTTAAGAAGCGACATTGTAAGAGCACGCCAACACCAAACTGGTATTACAATGGGTTCAAAAGCGCCTGAAGATGTAGGTTATAATTCGGGAACAGATTTGCCAATACCATCACAAGCTGCCCAAGTAAAAGAAAGCTGGCGTGCTGCATATCTTTCTGTAGCTACAGATGCAGATAATAATTATCTTGTTTCTCCTCCACCAGCTGGAGAGTCTTCTAGAACAACCATTGTTCCTAATCAAGTTAGAACTGCTGTGTGGAATACTACTGTACAACAAACAGTTACTATTACTTGGCCTGATTCGGATCAAGCAAGATATTTTTGGAATAGTGGCGGCCAGATAGAAGTTGCTACTGATTTTGTTCCAAGAATTGCAGGTCTAAAAAATACTACATGGACTACAATGTTACAAAATTTGGGTACTGTAAGAATTAGTCATAATACAACTACAGTGACCGGAACAGCAACAACAGTTTCTTTAGGATTCTATAATTTAGGAACCAGTGATTCTTTAATTGTTCAAAAAGATGCTCCTGCAGGAGCCTACGCAAACAACAAATTCTACATTACAGCTAGAGTTAACAGTACAACAGATAGACGAATTTTAGTATTCACTCTATACTGGGCCGATGACTCAGTAGCACCTCCAAGTTTCCCTGACCCAGGTTTTGGTATTGACGAACAAGTTGACGGAACGTTAACAAGTTATATCCAGTGTAACCGAGCAACAGGAGCAAACGTTTCTACACCATTGCCTAGCGCAGGCACAACTGGAATAGCCTAAACTTTAATCCGTTTTGTATTGACAAGATAATTATAGTAGTGTATTATGTTACACTACGGAGTTATCTTATGGATGAAAGTTTAGAAAAAGCATTTGCAATAGCAAATTATATGTCAACGTTGTCCAACCAACGTAGAATAGCCGCAGAAGAATTCAATCAAAGTATTGTATATTATGTAAATGGCGGAACATTTCAAATTAGTCGAGAGCTTATAAGTTTTTCCAAAACAATGTTAGATTTAGGGTACACACATGATGTACCTTTTATAGACATAAACGGATTTCCAATTGTAGTTCCAGACGTTCAAAAGTTTTTAGATGAAATACTTTTACAATACGTAACTGCACTAAACGAATATTCGATTAAATTTGCTAATATTAAGGCAAAAAGAAAAGTAGCCGACTTGGTAGATCTATGACAGTCGGTGCTTTAATATTTGCTCACAACAATACTGGAATAGATTATACTCGTTTAGCAGTATTTTGTGGAAAGCGAGTAAAAAAATATCTAGATATTCCAGTAAGTATTGTCACAGATAATGTTGAGTGGCTTACAAACAATTATCCAGATCATCCTTTTGATAAAGTTATCGAAACTTACACGGAACAATCTTATAGTAAATTGTTTTACGACGGCACACTTAGCAATAAAAAATTAGAGTGGAAAAACGGAACAAGGTTTAAGGCATATGAACTAACTCCTTACGACACAACGCTAGTTTTAGATAGTGATATGTTAATTTGTTCTGATAAACTCAAAAGTGCATTATACAGAGACGTTCCGTTTCAGCTTTATAGAGAAAGTTTCGATATAACTGGTTGGAGAGACAATGCTCCGTATCAGCGTATTAATCCTTACTCCATTCCTTTCTATTGGGCAACTGTGTTTACTTTCAAAAAAGACCCAGTAGTGGAAGCGTTTTTTAATTTAGTTTCTTATATCAAACAAAATTGGCTTTATTTTAGAATTTTGTATAGTATTGATATGGAAAACTATCGTAATGATTTTGCCTTCAGTATTGCAATTCATATTATGAATGGTAAAATTCCAGGAGACTTTGCAACAGAGTTACCTGGCAAACTTAATTTTATAGAAGACAAAGATATTTTAATATCTGCTGACGGACCTACACTTAAATTTTTACTTCAAAAGAAAGATAGATTGGGTGAATATATAGTTGCAAAAACTACAGGACTAGATGTTCATGTAATGAATAAAATAAGCCTTGAAAGAGAAATTATGGGAGTTGCGTGTGAGTAAAGGATTTTTAATTTATGCACAAAATAACAACGACTGTAACTATGTTGAACAAGCATACGCACTAGCGTTAAGCATAAAAGCCACGCAAAAAACAGTTACTAGTGTGAGTGTAGTAACTAATGACAAATTGACATCTACACAAAAGAAAGTATTTGACAATATTATTCCTATTCCTTGGACAAAATCAAATGTAGAGGAAACAAGATACAAAGCAGAACACAGATGGAAATTATATCATATTACACCTTACAAAGAAACTATGGTGTTAGACGCAGATATGATATTCTTAGAAGATATTACTGACTGGTGGAAGTATTGCGAAAATTTTGATATTAAATTTTGTTCACGAGTACTTAATTACAAACTAGAACCATTAGTACATGATGATATCTATAGACGTGCTTTTACAGATAATCAATTAACAAATCCTTATGTAGCTTGTCATTATTTTAAATTTACTGATAATGCGTTGGCATTTTATAAAGCATTGGAATTTGTATGTAATAACTGGGAATGGGCGTATACACAATTTGCCCCTGTTAGCTATCAAAATTGGTTAAGTTTAGATTTAGCAGCAGCTATTGCCATAGAAATATCTGGACTATATGAAAGTGTAAACGACAACTGTAGTCCTTTAGAGTTTGTGCATATGAAACCTGGGTTACAAGGTTGGCCAATTATTCCAGAAAGCTGGCAAGATGCTGTTCCTTATGTACTAAATTCTAAAAATCAATTAGTTGTTGGAAACATAAAGCAGCCTAAGTTGTTTCATTATGTTGAAAAAAGTTTTATGTCTAAGCGTATTATTGAAAAATTAAAAGGGTTTGCTCGTGTCTAAATTTTCTCACTACTTATATTTTGATAAAAAAACAGGGCAGATTCTTTCTGTAACTAACGAAGAAGATACTTCGTTTGAAAATGGATTGAATCTTCCATTTGAAGACGTTGAAGATTTTTTAACCGGTAAAGCTAAGTTTAAAGATTATCTGATTGGTTACAAAAAAGATCAAAATGGTAACAGTAAACTTGCTATAGTTCCTGCAAGCGACCAAGGATTTGCTTTTAAAAATAATGTGTTTGAATGGATCAAAGAAACTAGTGATCAAGTAGAGTGCATAGTTACTTGGAATGGCCCAGGAAAAAGATGGGAGTTTCAAATTAATCCTAAGTTTAAAGATTATTATGATGTTGTTGCGTCTCCTAAGTTAACATTTTTTGTAACCCTAGAAGACGATTTTGATTTTTTAGTTAGAACAATTTTTGTTAGGATGCAAGATTTAGTTCTAGCCAGTGACGGTTATGTAGTGCCATTTCAAAATAAACTTGAATCACGTATAGATAAAATTTCTATAAGTTCAAAATTAGTTTTTAAAAGTTATGGCCTGAGGATAATAAATGGATAAAATTAAAGTTATTGAACAAGATATTATATTTTTAAGTTACGACGAGCCAAACGCAGAAAAAAATTATGCGGATCTTTGTGCTAAAGCTCCGTGGGCAAAACGTGTTCACGGTGTTAAAGGAAGTGATGCAGCTCATAAGGCCTGTGCCGCATTAAGTGAAACTGAATATTTTATAACAGTAGATGCAGACAACATTATTGACCTTGCATTTTTAGAAGTTGAAGTTGATATAAACGAATTAGGTTTAACTCCTGATCATGTGTTTAGTTGGTGCGGAAAAGTTCACGTTAACGGACTTATGTACGGTAATGGTGGCTTAAAAATGTGGACACGTAAGTTTGTCAATAATATGAAAACTCACGAAAATAGCGATCCAACTGATACTAAAGGATTAGTTGAATTTTGTTTTGATGATTTATATTATCAGTTCAACGAAAATTATTCCGTTAGTTATACTAATGCAACACCTTTTCAAGCCTGGAGAGCAGGATTTAGAGAGGGTGTAAAAATGTCCTTGAATCAAGGAGCAAAAATAACTAACCGCAATGAAATATGGTGGCAAAACTATCATCGTTTGTTAATATGGTGTAGCGTTGGAGCCGATGTCGAAAACGGAATATTTAGTATCCTTGGAGCAAGAGAAGGTGCAGCTCTAACAAATTGCACTGACTGGGATTATACTAATGTAAGAGATTTTGAATACTTAACAAACTACTGGAAAGAACATTACGATTCTGCAACACCAGATACACTTGCTGAACAGATTAATTTTTATGGTAAAGAATTAAAAGAAAAGATGGGGTTAGAAATTGCAAATCTTGATCCAGCCGGAAGTAAGTTTTTCAAAGTTGTTTACAACAATACGCCAAGGATTATTAAACGAAATGTTTGAGATAGTTTTTATAAGTTACAACGAGCCGTCGGCAGAAGAAAATTTTCAAAAATTAAAAGAACGATTTCCTTTAGTTAAACATGTTAAAGGTGTTAAAGGAATTCATCAGGCCCATATTGCAGCGGCTAAAAGAAGTTTTTTTGAAATGTTTTGGGTAGTTGACGCAGATGCTCAAGTGTTAGATTCGTTTAATTTTGATTATGAGCCACCGGATCATCAAAGAGATCATGTGCATGTATGGAGAAGTAGAAATCCTGTTAACGGCTTAGAATATGGTTATGGTGGTGTAAAACTATTACCAAAGAAACTTACATTGAATATGGATCTAAGTAATCCAGATATGAGTACTAGTATTAGTCCTTATTTTATTCCAATGGAAGAAGTCAGTAATATTACTGCGTTTAATATTGATCCGTTTAGCGCCTGGCGCAGCGGTTTTAGAGAATGTTGTAAACTAGCTAGTAGAGTTATTAACGGCCAAGTTGATACAGAAACTGCTGTTCGTTTAAAAATTTGGTGTAGTGTAGGTGAAGATAAACCTTACGGTGAATATGCTATTAAAGGCGCACTCGCTGGTCGTTCTTACGGAGAACAAAATGCCGGAAATATTCCGGCACTTTTGAAGATTAATGATTTTGATTGGCTTATGAGTCAGTTTGAACAAACTCAGCAGACATAGGAAATACTTCCGCAATAACTTTTGCACATTCTTTTGCTATTTCTTGATGCTCAAGTTGTGTGCCGTTTCCAGAACGAAGCTCAATAAAATGCACCCAGCTTCGTAATGTTCCGTTCATATACAAGCGACTAACAGTATTGCCTTCGGGCAAAATAGCACGGGCTTGCTCTTTAGCAATACCTTTTTCAATTGCTTCGCTATAAATCCTGCGTACATTTTCGATAACAAACTTTTGCTGAGCATCCCACCATGCTTGTAAATCGGCATCGGATGTGGAGATACTATTTTGACGATTTTTTGTATCTTGAAGACGTGCTTCTCGAATTACAAAGTCCAAGTCTTTAGTAGGATCAGCATATCGTTGACTGAATTCTTGGAAAGAAAAACTACGATGTCTTAGAATTTGTCGTGCAATGTCTCTAGTAGTTTCTATTTCAAGGCATGCACTAACCATTTCAAGAGGACTCCAGTGTTTATGTTTGACAAGATACCTAATCAACTTTTCACTGGTTTCTAAATTAAATTGATTAGATGGATTGCTTACTCTAGCACAAAACGCAATTAATTCTTGTGCGTCTCCGATTCCCTCGTCATACATTTCTCGACTTGGTTTACTTACACTAATCAATTTTACCTTCATAGTTTTTTCTTTCTTAAAAATTTTTGAGTTACTCGTTCTATGTCTTTTTTAATGCTTTGTGTATCCAATCTAAAGTCTATATTGTCAATACGACTTTCGTAGCTTTTGTAAAGCTGACCAATTGTGTCTTCTAAAGCACTCCACCCTTTAATGTGGTCTTCTTTTGTTATTTTTACTTCCCAAACTTTGCCGTCTTTAAACGTTATTAAAACCGCATGGAGATACCGTAAAGGTAGAACGTTAAGTTTTATCTCGCCAAATACTTCTGGCCAACAATCGACAACATCTTTGGGAAGACGTCTTCCCTGTTCAATCACTTGGCTTTTTTGGTCGGAACCAACTCCTCTGCTTTACGACGAAACTCTGCAGCTTGTTTTGCTAACTTATCTGCTTGACTGCGATAATGTTTTGCTTCCGCTTCAGGTGACGCAAATGTTGTAGGTTCTGGCGAAGTTTCATTTACACTTGCCGATGTTGTTTTGCTAACATCGTGTGTTTCTGTCAAGTCGCGGGCTGTGGCCACTTCTTGAACTTCTACAGATTTGTCTCCGCTTTGAGGCTTAATGTGTAACTCGTCTACAGCAATTCCTCGTTGTTCCGCAATAATCTGATTTAGTTCACTTAGGATTATACTTGTAGAAAGCGTTGGAGTCATTTCAACTTGACTAGTGCTTACCTTAATTAATCTTCCTGATGCATGAAGATTTGGAAGCATTCTACTTCCGTCGGGGAATTGTGTGCGATCTAGTGCCTCTGCAAATTCGTATGAATTTTGTGCAGCTGGGCTTTCTACTAGATTGATGATAGCATTGTGCATTTCGTCTGGTAAATTTTCTGTTGGAACAACCAATGCGCTATAAGCATCACCTGGTAATGTTCTAAATGCTACTAATACTTTCTTTCCTGTGGTAGTTATTCTACCAACGTGTTTTAATGATTGCATAATTATGCTCCTTGTTTTTCGGATTGTTTAGCAACCTGATCTAAGAAAGTTGTTAATTTAGTATATGTTTGTCCAACAACAGTCATTTCAGCAGGTTTAAATGCACCTCTTGAACTTGCAATATCAATGATTACTTTCATAGCGTTCAAGTCATTAATAGTAAGTTCGGTGGCATCTTGCTTAGGCGGTTGTGCTTGTTCTGGCGCCTTTTGTTCTTGTACTGTTTCAGTCATGGTATCTCCTTATAAAGTACACATATAATTATCTTAATTGGAGATAAGGACAAGCAATCGTGAAGAAGCTGAGTTCTTTTTCAGACTCAAATCCGATTTGGGTATTATATACAATACTATTTGTATGATCTAAAGATAAGCATTGTCCTATGTAATATCTGCTATTAAGATTTTGCTTAATCCATGTGTCTAAATTTTTTACTAGTGACGGACTATATTTTTCAATCGTAGTATATTTAAAATGAGGTGCGGCAAACCCAACACGTCTAATGTTGTAGTAATTTAACGGATTAGGCTTGCCATTTTTTAATGCCATTATGCATACTCTCCTTTAAATTCGTAATATGCATACTCTCCAAACGGCGGGACAATTTTATCGTTACCGTGGATAATGAACAGCGTATCGCAGTAAAGCTCATCACCCCAAGAACCAAACGGATATCCGTCAGTGAACATAATGAACTTTTTAGGCTGGATTTGATGTTCTTTCATGTAATCCCAGTTACAATCAAATTCTGTTCCACCACCGCCCATGGGCTCGTAGTTCATAAATTCGTCCATGTTGTAACCATCGTAGTCTTGTTCATTATAAACACGAGTGTCAAAACACCATAGTTTAATTTTAAAGTCTTTGTATTCTTCCATGATGCCTTTGATTTCGGACAAGAAATCTTTTGCTTGTTCTTCTCCAATGGATCCAGACATGTCAATAGCTACACAGATGTCGATGGTTTCGTCATAGTTAGTGCCTGGCAAAATTGCACTCATGTGCCAGCCTTTACGATTAGGACGCATAAAAGTGTAATCGTTTTTAATAGTGCTTTGAATTTGTTGACGCAACATTTCACGCCAATTCATTTTAGGCTCAGTAAGCTCTTTAATCATACGAGCAATACTTGCCGGCACATTGCCTGCACCCGCAGATTGTGCAGCCTGCATTACGGCTTCACGCATTTCATCGCGAATCTTTTTAAGGTCTTCTTTGCTATATTTAGGCTGATTTCCTTTAGATTGATCTTCGGGATCCAAGTGTTCGTCCAATAGCTGGCCTAGTGCTGCTAGTTGGTCGTCGTCGTACTTCTCAAAAATTTCATCATAAATTTGTTCAGCAGACCAACCGTAGTATTTTGGATCATGGAAAATTTTAATGTCTGGGAGATTATAGTCTCCGATCCTGTCTCTAACAATTTGTCCGTTGACAGCATAATCGCAAGCAATATTAAAGATTTTAGGATCGCGACCTTCACGACGGCCCATGTGTTCAAACACAGCATGAAGGATTTCGTGTGCAATAACAAATTCGACTTGTTTAACAGTCAGTGGTTCAAAGAACTTTCGATTGAAGAAAATATGACGTCCATCGGTAGCCGCGGTTGGAAGCCAGTCATCGGCTTCTTGAATTTTCATTCGGGTAGCAAGATTGCCAAAGAACGGATGACGAAGTAGCAAGCCAACTCGTGCTACAATAATCTTATCAATAATTGGATCGGCATGTGCCATTTTTGCTCCTAAGTTTCTAGTATTTAAATATTATAACAGGACCCGCAGGTCCTGTCAATTTATTGCTTTTCAGTTGCCTGTGCAATATACTTACCAAATTTTGCATGGAAGTCATCGAAACATGCAATCTCATCTGGATCCAACGGAAGTTTGTAAGTTGACAATGCCAACTT